CAAAATCATCATAAATCGGACATTGTGAATTAAGTCACAGATTATTTATGTGATACTAGTCACATATGGTCGCTCTATTTGGACAAATCGGACATCTAAATACTGTGCATCATACAAATTAAAAATATATTAACATTTTATAAATCCTAATATTATAGTCAACTAGAATAATAAATGCTATACTTAGATATGGATAAAATTGAAAATACATCTTGCTTTACATATAAAGTTGAAATGATCATACAAATTTTGGCGGGAGATGAAATATCCGCCAGAGCTCAATTAGATGATAAAGGCGGATATGTAACATCTCGCAAAGTAACCTTTATGGATTCAGTCCAAGTATATAAAGGAAATAAATTAAGTAAAAAAGATAAAGAAGCAGTTGACTAAGATATTATGACATGTTCATTCTGTGATAAATTATCTTACACCAAGATCATAGATAAGAACGGAAAAATTTATTTTGTCTGCACCATACATTCTAAAAGAATAAAAACTTTGATTTAATTTTTGGCGGGGAAGAAATAAAATCTGCTAAACTTATACCAAATGAAGACTGAAAAGGCTTCGGTAGCAAAGCAGAAAGCTCACCTATATAAATATATAAGGGAATACAAGGAGAGATATCCTTGTGCTGACTGCAAGGTAGCATATCCATACTATGTTATGGATTTTGACCACGTACGTGGGCGGAAGCATAAAAATGTTATGGAATTGGTACCTACTCTGTCAAAGAAGAAAATTGACGAGGAAATAGCTAAATGTGAAGTAGTATGTTCTAATTGTCATCGTATTAGGACTCATATGAGGAAGATAGCTAAAATTGTTTAACGTGGAACATTTCTTCTTTCCGCCGCACTTTTAATTTTTTGCAATTTCGACGCAATGCACTATATAAAACAAATAACCCAATCGGAGGCGGATCCAATTGGGTCATTGCTACGCCGAAGCGTAATGTATGGGGAGCATGTGGGATGCTACGACCCATACAGATCTAATTGTCACATATGTTATTTTTTAAGTCAACTACTTTTTAGTCCCAGGAATTAGCTTTCATGGGCTTTACTATATATTTCTCATCCCCTGTTAAATCGGCTAGAATGGCCATTAGAGAATTGCAATCTTCATGCCGCCACCAAGTATCACATTTGCCCTCTGAGACGTTCAGGCAATTTCCTAGCAATTTTTCTAGGTATCCTGTCATCCACTGCATAGCTCCATTTGCCATAGCGACATCATCATAATAATTTTGAAATTCTAATTTAGCAGAATTCATATGCCGAACTATTTGATCTATATATAGTTTATTCATATTTATCCCATTTTCCAACAGGACATTTGGCGCTTCCAAGTTGAACTTTCATAGGCATAAAGCATGCACATTTTTTACATTGTTTTGTTGCTTTTAGTAAGAATTCACAAGATAGGCAAAGATCTAATCTCCACTTTTGTATTTCTTCTGTTGTTTTTGGTTTATTGGGATTTAATAAATCCCATGGTTTTACAGAGTCACTCATTTTCTTCTTGAGGAGTATAAGATGGAACGGGACCTAATAAATATCCTTGACTATGATATTTAATCATCTTATCTACTTCTTCCGCCCCTACTAATTTACTAGCAATAATAGTCATGACATCATATATTCTATGTAGCATAATATAGTTGACCATATCCAAATTTTCGGATAAATCTTGTTTTGTTTCTTCTTCGCTCATGGTCTACCTATATCTTCCCAAAATTTGTCTCGACCCATATTGTCGATTTCTTCTATCTCGCCGCTCTCACTTTCCTGAGATGGCTTTTTCCATTCGCTCATATTGATCTAGTCCTATCTCATTCCTGTGTTCACATGAAAGGCAGTATAGGTAAATTTTATCATTAATATCTTGATTAGGCATAAGAAGACCCTGGCATAATGGACAAGCCATTTTTACAACAAGGCCCTCTTCTGCAAGGGTTAAATATTTGGACACAATCTGTATCCTCAATTTATTTCCTAACTACTTTGGAAATTGAAATATCAACTTCTTAGCTTTACTAATAGAATTTGGCCAGGATGACCAATCTACTCCGCCTCTAGTCATATAATACGTTATCTCTGCGTTAATTACTGGATCAAATAATAGTACGTTCGATCTCAGGTCGAATTTCTCTTTGCGATCATCACCAAGGTTACCTAGCATATTGATCTGAAAAATTCCGTAGGAACTGTCTCCAGTATTCCTGTTTCCGTTGTAAGCCATAGGGCGTCCATTGGACTCCGCTTTGGCAATACTCCAAGCCATCTTAAGGGCTTGTCCTTCAAATCCTACAGCTTTGAGAAGTTGCAGCAACTCTTTGTCTGTAAGCATATCTGAAGGTTTGTACACAGTGTTGCTGAATTTTTCCAGCGTTTCTTTCTTCAGTTGTTTTGCTTCTAACTTTTGTTCTTTTACCGTTTCGGGCTTAACAACAAAAGCTTCTGCTGTCGTTATTGTTTCAGGCTGGACTCCGAATAGAAATAATGTTATCATTCCTATAACGGACCAGCTATGAGCAACATCGCTCAGCTTTTCTTTTATATTCTCCATTGGTATTCCTCCTTTAGAGATAACGAACTATAATAGTAGCATTGTTTGGCAAATCGTGTCAAGCCAGTTGACCAGAAAATTATATGAATATTTCATTTTCAACACCGACGATAAACATGAAAACTAATAATGGATACGGTCATGCAGGTATAAAAATAATTAATTCGTTAAAAGATCTAGGCAATGAAGTTAATTTTCAATATTCAAAAGCACCCGTTCAATTAAATTTTTCTCAACCTAATTACTTTAAACTTCATAGAAATCAATATCAGATTGGTTATACTCCATGGGAATCAACTGTGATACCAGAAACATGGCGTAAAACACTAAGTCTTGTTGATGAGATTTGGACAACATCTGACTGGTGTGCTAATGTGTTTGAAGATAATGGATACAAAGATATTCGTGTTTATCCACATGGAATTGAGTCTTCTTGGTTTCCCCGCCGCCGTCGTGACGATGGCGTTATAAAGTTTTTACATGTTGGAGAACCTGCTCCACGTAAAGCTGGACAAATGGTAGTAGATGCTTTCGTTAATCTTTATGGTAATAATAATAATTACTCATTAACAATTAAAGCTTTTAAACATAATACTATTAGAATATATAATAATTATATAGATAAGAATATATTAGGTTTACCAAATGAACTATATAATAATATATATATAATAGATAAAGATTTAACAACAGAAGAATTAATTAAATTATATCATGACCATGATGTTCTTGTCTACCCCAGCTATGGAGAAGGATTTGGATTTATTCCATTACAAGCATTAGCAACTGGAATGCCAACAATATGTGTTGGAGAATGGGCACATTATAAAAAGTATATTGGTCCATTAAGTTTGAAGTCGGAAAAAATAAATTCTCCTTGGCCTTTTCCACATGAAGGAAAAGTTTATGAACCAAACTATCAACATTTACTTGAACTTATGAGAGATGTTTCTATAAACTTTAATGCATATGCTGGTTATTATTATGCTCAGTCAACTAAGATACATAAAGAGTATAATTGGGATCAGTTGACTAATAATGCGTTTGATCACATTTTTAAAAAGTTTTCTTAAGCCCTTCCCTAAGATACATGAAGAGTATAATTGGAATCAGTTGACTAATAATGCATTTGATCACATTTTTAAAAAGTTTTCTTAAGCCCTTCCCTCTATAAAAAAAGTTTGCTAGAATAAGACTCTATCAATTTTTAAATTAAAACCGCAAGGCGGAGAAAAGGTGTTATATGTCAAGAGTTATTGAAAACCCATATGAAAATTTTATTGCATTATCCAGATATGCAAGATGGATATCAAATGAAAACAGAAGAGAAACATGGGGAGAAACAGTAGATCGTTATTTTAACTTTATGCTGGATTATCTAAAGAATAACTTTAACTATACTCCTAATAAAAACCTTGTAGATGAATTAAAAGAATTTGTATATGATAGAAATGTAATGCCTTCAATGAGATCAGTAATGACTGCAGGTCCTGCATTAGATAGAGATCATGTTGCAGGATATAACTGTTCATTTGTTCCAGTTGATTCACCTCGTTCATTTGATGAAACTATGTATATCTTAATGTGTGGAACTGGTGTAGGTTTCTCAGTTGAATATAAGTATGTTAACAAGCTTCCTGCCGTCCCAGAATCATTTGAAAAAACTACGACTACAATTGTTGTTGAAGATTCTAAGAACGGGTGGGCAAAATCTTATCGTGAACTTTTAGCAATGTTGTGGGCAGGACAGATTCCTACAATCGATGTTTCAAAGTTGCGACCAGCAGGGGCACGTCTTAAAACAATGGGAGGCCGATCATCAGGCCCTCAGCCACTAATTAATCTTTTTGATTTTACGATTGCAAAGTTTAAATCAGCAGCAGGCCGACAGTTAAAGCCAATAGAAGCTCATGACATTATGTGCAAAATTGGAGAAGTTGTAGTTGTTGGCGGAGTTCGTAGATCTGCAATGATTTCACTATCAAACATTAACGACATCGAGATGGCGGCAGCAAAATCTGGCAACTGGTGGGAGAAAAATTCACAACGTGCATTGTCAAATAACTCAGTAGCGTATTCTCGTAAACCAGAAATGGAACAGTTTATTGCGGAATGGAAAAACCTTTATGATTCAAAATCAGGTGAGCGTGGCATATACAATGTTGCTGCAGCTCAGAAACAAGCAGCAAGATGGGGTCGGAGAGATCCAGAGATTCATTATGGAACCAACCCCTGCTCAGAAATTATCCTTAGACCTTATCAGTTCTGTAATCTATCCGAAGTTGTAATTCGTGAGGATGATACTTTAGCTGATATTGAAAACAAAGTTAGATTAGCTACGATTCTTGGAACTTGGCAATCAACACTTACAGACTTTAAGTATCTTCGTAAGATTTGGAAGGACAACACAGAAGAAGAAAGATTACTTGGAGTATCTATAACTGGTCAATTTGGACATAGTTTCATGTCTGGAAAAGAAGGACTAGAAGAGCTAGGAAAATTTTTATCTGAGATTCGTGATCTTGCAAGAAGCGCTAACAAGGAAGAAGCAGCAAAGATTGGAATTAACGAATCTACTGCTATAACTTGTGTTAAACCTTCTGGAACTGTTTCACAACTTACTGGAGTTTCCTCTGGCATGCACCCGTGGCATTCTGAGTATTATGTTAGAACTGTGCGGGGAGATCAAAAAGATCCCCTATCAACATTCTTAAAAGAAGTCGGGATTCCAGTAGAAGATGATGTAATGAAGCCTAATGATACATATGTATTCTCATTTCCAATAAAAGCACCAGAAGGCGCTATTGTACGAGATGATCTTACAGCTATTGATCATTTGAATACATGGCTCGTATATCAGCGTGAATGGTGCGAACATAAGCCATCAATTACTGTTTCAGTAAAAGAAGATGAATGGATGGCCGTTGGGGCGTGGGTATATAAACACTTTGATGAAGTCTCTGGTATCTCATTTCTTCCGCATTCAGATCACTCATATAAGCAGGCTCCTTATCAGCAAGTCACAGAAACTGAGTATCTTGAACTTCTAGCAAAAATGCCATCATCTATCCGTTGGGAAGATTTATCTTTCTATGAGACAGAAGATGGAACAAGTGGCACACAAACACTCGCATGTACCTCTGATGGAAATTGCGAAATTGTGGATATTACTCCTTAGTGCTACAATATTAGTATTGGGCTAACCCCCAAAATCCCTGGGCACCGTGCCCAGACACAGGAGGTCTTTATGAAAGAAGATCTTAATCAAGACGGAAAGGTAACAATGCAAGAGAAAATTCTAGCAGCGTTAGCAAGCTATGGTCG